CGATGGGTTTCCAGTTATTTTAGTTGGTTGTAAACGTCTGTAAACTCCTTGACTATCTGTAAAAGATATACTTACATAATTAACATAGTCAGGTGGAAGATCCATAGACAGAGAAGAACTTATTTCTACTTCTTGAGACTTCGTTGATTTAAAAGTATCGTAACTAAACTCTTGTATTGCTCGTTTAGCGTGAAAAACAACGTCTGATCTTCTTGCTCTATTTATTAATTTATCATCTCCAGTGTACGCAACCATAAAGTTACTTGTTATATCATCAAGAGATATATGTTGATAATTACCTAGATCAGGGTTTATCAATAAAACTTCAACAATAGTTCCTGTTGCTAAAGATGGTAGGACTAGAACACCCGTAGCTGCAGTATAACTAACTATAGCAGCACCATTAAAGTTTGAAAGTAAAGTTCTAGCTGTTTTTGTAACACCACCATGCGTACCGGTTAAGTACACGTTAAACTCTGAACTTGAAATAGGTAACGTTGGATAGCTTAAAGTAAAATTACTTTGGCCTGAAGTAGCTGTAAAACTATTAAATCCGTGATACTGCTCTTGTGTTCCTTTAAATAATCCCATAGTTTATTGTTTTTCTTGTTGTGTTTTTTTATTATCTTCAGCTGCAGCTAACTGATACATAGTTGGATCTTGTAGAACTATACCCGCCAAAGCTAGTATCTTCATAACAAGGGTTGTTTCTTCTGATTCATGTAGTAGTGGGTTTGTACTTACACCACTGTTGTATAGTGCATTTCCAGCAACTGTTTCGTAACCCCACACAATACCACTTGGTTTGGCTACATAGTTACACACAACGTTACCTGTTGAGTATGCTGTTGTTGGTGATGTAGGAAATATTTTTATTGTTGTACCTGTAGCACGAACGTACACAGGGTGGTTGGAGGATGGAGTTGCTAAGGGCGACTTCTCCATATATACTAAGTCTTTTTTGTTTATTTGTTCAACCTCTACAGATCCATATAAAACCATACCCAACCTATATACATCTGTAGGTATAGTTACTGTGTTTCCTGAAACTGATGCCGCTGCAACTCTAAACTTTTCAAAAGGACTTATTTTTTCTTCAAGCAAACTAATCATATTAGAATACTCAGTGTCATTATTATTCATTCTATCAAACTGGTTGATATCATAAAAATATTGCTCAAAAATATCCATTTGAGCTTGATTAGCTAGTAAGTTAAATTCTAAAGGTGTTATATAACCTCTTTGTTCTTTATTAGCTATTGCTAATACTCGTTGATATACTGTATCTATACTTATAGCCATATTTGTTTTTTAATTTGTAATAGCAATCGCCCCGAAGAGCGACTGCTTCTACAAAGGTTTTTACTTCATTTGTTTTTCAATATTTGTGTAAATTTCCATACCTTCATCGGTTTTAAACCAAGCAGCTAAAGCTGTGTATGGATGCTCTTCAAAAGGAACGTTCATTAGTTTTCTATCAGTTGATCCCCAAGAAAAAGTTCTTTGATCACTAGATAATTTTAACAAGTTTAATTCAGTTGCTTTAATACCAAAGTTTCTAAGAACCACATTTTCGTCATTAGCTAGTTCTAAGAAAAGATCTGGATTGTTTTTAGCATACAATAGTAAATCTCTTTTAATCTCTTTAGAACTCATCTGTGACACCTTAGAACCAACCTCAACACGCATAATTGCTTCAGCTAAGTCTATTTCCATATTCATAGCTGTATTTAAAGCTTCTAGTTCTATTTCAATATCCTCAACTTCAAGAGCTGCTTCTTTTTGTGGTTTCCACTCTTCGTATAAATTGTCTCTTAACGGGTGGTATAAAGATAATAGTTTTTGCAACATAACGTCTTCCTTAGCTACTCTCATTTCACCATCATAAAAAATCATATGTGCTTGCATTTGATTACCAACCATTTCGTCTACAAATACAGTTCTTTGATTAGGGCAGTATTTAACTTCTCTTTGGTGTCCTTTTTCTTCATCAAACCAGAATAACCCCTTAGTTTTCATTGTGTACGTTAAAGGAGACAACCCACCTTTTAAAAAGTAAATTCTATCTTTAATTTCCCAAGTTTCTTTTTTTGGTTTTGGAGTTTCCATAACCGGTGCTACTGTTTCTACATGCTCATCTCCAGGATCTCCCTGGTATGGAGCTTTTGTTTGCTTTTTAGCCATAATATAATATAATATAAATTAATAAAAATAAAAGTACCGAGGCCGAAGCCCCGGTTCTTTAATGTAAATAATGTTATCTCTTGAATAACATAAAGTTGTTAGCTGCTTGAGCAACTAAACATCTTTCTGATAAGTAGTTAACTTCCATTGCATCTAGATCAGATGTAGCTGCTCCAACAGAACCTGTAACCCAAGTTTTTAATCTTCTGTTATCAGTTTGTGAAGCTCTATATCTAACGTGTAGAAATGGTCTCTTCATGTTTTTACCCATGTTTTCATCATAAACAGATGAAGTACCTGCTGGGCAAAGTATACCAGAGATCTTAGTGTGTAATGCACTTCCCGCTGCTGATGGTATCATTGCACCATAAGCTTGCTTGTCGTTTAAGTATTTCCAGTCAGTTTTGTAGAAATCGTAAGATCCACGTCTGAAACCTGTAAAACCTAAATTTAAAGCCATGTCAGATGAGTTGTCGAATAAACCAAAACTAACTCCTGCAGCGTGACCGTTACCAACTGTACCTAACATATTGTCTATAGCTAAAGCCTCTGCTCTGTCTAAATACAGCATGTTTTCTTCAATAGCTCCTTCTTTGTCTAACTTAAGAAGAATAGCATCTACAGTACCCATATCTAAAAGTGCACCAGCGTTAACACCGTATTCACTAACAAAAGTCTCAGTAGTAACATGACCTCTTTTAGTTATAGCTTCGAATAAACCTTCAGTACCGCAAGCAGTTGATCCTAAAACAGTGTCTAATTGAGTACCTACAGCTACTTCAGCTTCTAACATAGACATTTCTAAGTAGTCGTTGAAACGTGCTCTAGTGTCTCCTTCAGCTTTTAAGTACCACATGTACCCATTTTGTCCTTCTTCTCCAGTTACTTCAACCCAACCAATTTGAGAAACGTCAGAACCATTGATATGGTACTTGTCTCTTAAAATAATCGGCTTGTTAGTAAATGATGTAAATGAAGGAGTTAAAGAATCTCTAGTAACTGAAGATCCTTTTGCAAATTCAGTACCATAAACCATTACCTGGAATACTGAAGCTGTAGTGTAAGTAGTTCTTCCTGCAGTTGTACCGTCATCTAAAGTTAACTGAGTGTAAGGTATAACTTTAATTTTACTAGATGCGTAATCAGCTACGCTTGTAACTAGACATTTTATAGTCGTACCTACGTTTGCTGGTGTACTACCATCTATAGTACAGTATAGTAATACAGTGTCATTTAGTCTAAACAGTTTAGCATCTGCTACACTAGCAAAAGTTAAGTTGTCATTAACTAAGTCAACAGTTGCACCAGTAGTTGCACTTACGTGTAGTCTACCTTGTTCAGACCAAACTACTTGGTCAGAAGTCATTGCTTCTTCTGCTCCTACTTTTGCTAAAAATCCTGATAACATTCTGTTACCGTATCTTTCTACCTCAGCCTCATAAAGGTCTGGTAGATATTGTTGCGCCCAACCCGTAGAAAAATCTAGGAAGTTGCTTGCTAACGTTTGTTGTGTTGGTCCAGGGATTGCGTTTAAATTTGGACCAGCTATTGGTGTTGGCATAATTTTGTTTTTTTAAATTAGTTTTATTATTTTTGTTTTAATTTTAACTTAAAATCAGAAGCATTATCGCCTAATACTCTATACTTGACACCGTCTACTGCCTTAGCGATTGTTTGCCTTGGGTCCATATTGATGTTTTTGGTGCTAGCAATACTAGTTTTAATAGCATCTGCTTTACCTTGTTCGTAAAAGTGGTTAGCTATAGCATCCGCGTTCATAGCTGTGTATAAAGACTTGTGATAACCTCCAGCATCTTTCATAACACCATCACTGTCAAGAAACTTCTTAACAAAATTATTGATGTCACTTTGACTCTGTTTTACGTCATCAGCGTTCTTCACATTGTATCTATACCTTTTGTCGCCGACATTATATTCAAAACCTTTGAACTCATCGCTGAAAACATTACCTGTTTTCTCTAAAAATGTATTTTTTTGTTGTGATGCTAATTTTTTAGTTGTTTCTGATTCTTCGTTGTACTGCTTGTAAAAATCCATAGCTTTTTTAGCTTCAGGCGTTAACCTTGAGCCAGCTTTGATTTCTTCGTAATATTTAGACTTTAACCCGTCTAGGTGGTTTTTAGCGTCGGCAACTTGCTCTTTTAACGCTATTTTTTTCTTTGTTTTTTCTCTATCTGAATCCTCTTCATCAGCAATAAAATCTTCGTTGATTAAAAAGTTTATTTCTTCAGAGTTTAAGTGTTTTTTAGTTTGCTTGTAATACTCTTTAAGTAAGTTTACCTCATCTAAACCAGAGTAGTCTTGATTAAGCTTTATATAGTCTTCCATGTTTCCACCAGTTTCTTCCATGAACTCTACAACTTTTTGTATGTTTTCAGGTAAAGGACTTTTGGTTTCTACTTCTTGCTCTTTAGCTTTAGCAACCTCTTTAGCTATTCCAGACATTGATTCGGTTTTAACTTCTTTGTCAACCTCTTCAATAATTTCTTCCATCACCGGGTTTTCTTCTTGTGCTTTAACTTCCGGTTGTACTTCTTCTTGTTTTTCTGTGGTAGAGGCATTTTCATCGACTCTAACCACTCCCTCGTCGATAGGGTTATCTTCTTTAACTTCATTGTCTGGGTTTTTTGGTTTTGAAAGATTTACCTTTGTAGGTCCTTGGTCTTCGTTTAATTGTTTTAACTTTGGTTTTTTAACTTTTATCTTACCTGTTTGCTCAGGTGTTTGTGTAACGTTTTCAGTTACGTTTTCGTTTTCTGCCATAATATAATATTATAAAATTAATAAATAATTAACTTGGATCAAATTGACCCAAATTAAAACCGCCACTTAAGGTATCATTACCTGTAGACTCAAAGTTTTTAGCCGATCCCTCGTTGTTTCTTTGGTCTATCATTTCACTTTGTTGCGTAGCTTGTATTTTTGTTCTTTGATCTTTACGATCTTCCTTCATGTTTTCTCCCACTTGCTTTGTTTCTGACTCCATTTGTTTTAGCTTCATATTCATTTCAAACTCCATCTGCATAAGTTCTTTTTTAAACTTAACTTCAGTTTCTTGTTCCATCATTTTTAACTGAGACTTTGTTTGTTCTAGTTGAGCTTGTATTTGAGCCATTTGCTGATTTTTTTGCATTTCTGACTGTGCAGCGGCTTGTGCAGCTTGTTGATTAGTCTGAGATTGCATTTGCATATTTCTCTCTTGATTTTGCTGGTCTGTTTCCTGTTTTTTCTTTCTTCTAATTTTCAAAAGCTGATTAGCAAGTTTAACGTTTTTAATTTCTCTAAGATCTATAGCGTCCTCAAGTTCTATATTTTGTTGCTGTAGTGCCATTTGAATATTATTTTCAAGCATTGCTTTTTCTTCTTCGTCAGGCATTAACTCTATAAATATTCCAAAATCATATAAGTGTAACTCTTTTAGCTCTTCTAACACCGCTACATTGTGAGCTCCTATAGCTTGAATAAAAGCTTCTTTAGTAGGTGAATGCTCAATTACATCAGATATTCTAAGAGACAACGCTTCGGCAACCTCTGCCGTCAAGAACAAACCTGACTGTAATATATGTCTTGTTGCTGTATTGCTATTTGCTGCCGCTAACTTCTGTACTCCAACTAAAGCATTTTTATCAGGCATACTACCATCTCTAGCCTCGTTAAGACCAGTAGTGTCTCTTATCATTTGAAGGTAGTAGTTATAAGTCTGTATTAAAGACTGCATTTTTGCACCACCATTTCCAGATTGTATTTCTTGTATTGGAACTTTACCAGGATTCATATCACCATCAGCAGTCATAGATCTTCCTATAATCGAACCAGTTTGGAAAAACATGTTTAAAGCTTCTTGTGGATTGTAATTGGTTCCGTTACCTAAATCTATTTCAGCTAAACCATCAGCATCTAAGTATATACCGTCAGGAACCATTCTAGACATCACCTGTTGTAGTTTTAAGTGTGTTAGTTGTATCATGTCAGCAAAACCTGTCACTCTACTAACTAGCGATTCTATTTTTCCTAAATACATTCTTGGAGCAACAATAGAATAATTCATTTTAACTTTAGTGTAATTACTCTTAGGTCTCACCATATTTGAAGCTAACTTCCAAGATAGTAACTTTGAAGTACCTAAAACCATAGCCCCTTCATATAATACCTCTACA